GCGGTCAGAGAGACGGTCTCGAACTGCTCGGCGGCGAAGTTGCTCGTGAGGCCGGTGACGATGGTTGTCGCTCCGAGATCCACGGAGCCTGGCATGGTGATGGTCAACGCGCTGCCGACCGAAGCGGAGAAGGTGCCGGTGCGCATGCCCTCGATTGAGATTTCTTGGATGGGCTCAGCGACCGCCACGGCGACAACGCCGCCTTGGTCGTCTTTGACCTCGGAGAGTGCGGCGGTTTCGTTGACGGAAAAGCTAGTGACGATAAGCCCTGTGACATCGGGCGTGCCGTATTCGGCGGAGCTGACTGCGGATGAGCGATAGAGTGTGGCGGCCATGGTGGTGGTGGAGTTGGGTTGGTGGTTGCGGGTTTCGGAAGGGAGGCGCGTGTCAAATGCCGGAGGTCGTGAACGCGAAACTCAGCGCGGCGGTGGTGACCCAGCGGCCGTCGCTCTGCGTGTCATCGACCGAGCGGAGGTCGGCTCCGGCGAGGGTCAGATCGGGCGCGAAGGCGTCGGCCAAGTCGGTCGCGGAAAGGAGGGAGGAGCGGAGGGATTCGGCGAGCGCGGCGTGCGCTTCGAGCGAGCCTTCGATGACGGAGGGAGTGACCAGCACGATGCTCGCGGTGGCTTTGTAGAATCCGCGAGCCACGGCTTCGGTGGATTCGCACCCGGCGAGGAGGACGCTTTGGTCCTGCGGGATGGTCTCGGCGCTCTGGCCGGTGTGGACCGGGATGCCGTCAAAGGCTGGCTGGCTGCGGAGCCATGCGGCGAGGGCGCTCTCGACGGGGATGTTCACGCGACACCTCCTGGGGACATCGTGGCGAGGTATTCGCCGGGGCTGTTGGTTTCGGAGACCTGAGAAAGAAAATAGGTTTTGCCGTTGAAAATGACCGGCTCGTTCACGCGCGGGGGCGATTGCAGATCAGATGCGAGGAACCTGATGGAGAACTGCCCACCTTGGCGGAATCCTCCCATTTCCAAATCGAGCGAGATGGCTATGGCTTGAAGACCGACTAGGATTTCCTGCTGGCGGAATTTGACCGGCTTGCCGTGCCATGAATTATGGTCTCTCGCGGCTCGGAGAGAAAATCTGTTGCGTTGAGATGCCAGGGACACGCCACTGGGGCCGTGTCAAAAGAAAAGCCCCCGCCGTGAGTGAGAACGGCGAGGGCTTTTGCGGGCGAGGAGCGCGGTGCGGGCGCTGTGCGGGATTAGTCTGGGATGATGAGCGCCATCGTGCCAGCGGTGAGGCCAGCGGCTGCGCCGAACATCACTTCGAGCGATGCGATGAGCGAGCGGGTGCTCTTGTCCGAATACACATTGTAAGAGACGGTCAGGCCGATCTGGTCGAGCGTGACGCTGTCGCTGACGAGGTAGTCGTTGTCGGCGAGGGCTGGGACGCCCGCGGCCATGACGAGCGCCTCGGGCGAGCATGCAAAGCCTTTGAGGCCTGCTTCTCCGCCGAATGCGGTTGCGTAGTGGACGCCGTTTTCAAATCCGTAAGCGCCGTCGCCGAGATTGAGGGCGGTGGTGCTGGTCGGGATGAGGTTGCTGTAGATGACGGGCGAGACCACGAGGCCTTTGCGCATCGACTTGTGGACGCCTGCCCAGAGCTTGGGAAGGTCGCCGGAGGTCGCGGTGATCGCGCTCTCAGCGGATTCCACGACAGCTGCGCCGAAGTTGGCGACGGTCACGGGAGTTGTGGCCAAGGTCCAGATTTTGTCGGCGATCGCGTCGACATTGATCTGGATCAGGCGCTCCAAGCGGTGCGCGCTTTGGAGGTCGCTGTAAGCGAGGCCGAAGGGCTGGTAGATGTGGTCGAGGACGACGCTGGCTTTGCCGAGGGTCGTGCCGCCGATCGAGTTGAAGGTGGTGGGGTTCACCGATGTGGACGCAGTCGCGGAAGCGATTGGCACATGGATGGTGTCCTTTGGCTTCTTAACTTCCGAGCTGAAGTCGGAGGCGAAGAGGTTCAAAGCGGAGAGGCGCTTGCTGAGGACGGTTTTTGTCTGGGCGGCGATGGAGTCCGCAACCAGGGCTGAATCGATTGTATTGGGCATTTTGGTGGTGGTGGTTTGGTTGGTTTCTCCTTGGCCTTATGCCTTGGAAATTTTGGAACGGTGCTGCCAGATGGCGGCTTTGTGTTTTTCGAAGAGGGCCGAGGCGGTTTTGCGGTCTCCGGCTTCCACGGCGGCGATGTATTCGGCGACGGGGTCGGAGGCTTCGGGGCTGGCGTTGTCGATGACTGGGACGACGCGGGCGGCGGAGAGGCCGAGGCTGCGCTCGAGGCGTTGCAGGGCTTCGCGCTCGGTGTCGAGTTGGGCCTTGTAGCTGCGGGCTTCGGCGAGGGCGCCGTCGCGCTCGGCGAGGGCGGCGTTGTATTTGGCGAGGATCTGGTCGGCGGCGGCGATCTTGGCGACGGGGCTTTCGATCGGCTCGATGACTTCGGGCTCGGGTGTAGGCTCGGCTTCGAGGACGGGCTCGACGGCGGGCTCGGCGGCCGGGGCTTCGACAACTTCGGGGGCGTTTTCGCTGACGACGGTGTCGAGGATTTCGACCTCGGGCGCGGCGACGGGTTGAGTTTCGTTTTCCATACGCGGTGGCTCCGGTGTCAAAAGTGCGGCGGGGGTGTTGCGGAATTTTGCGAGAAGGGCGGGGCGGTTGGCGGAGGCGGCGATGGCGAGGCCGTCGGTAATTTCATCGACAAAGCCGGCGGCGAGGGCTTGCTCTGCGGTGAACCAGGTCTCGGCATCCATCCACTCTTTGATTTGCTCGGGGGATTGGCCGGACTTGGCGGCATAGGCTCCGACCATGTTGGAGCGGATTTTGTCGAGGAGTTCGGCCTGGTCGCGGAGCTCGGCGGCGTCGCCCATGGCCATGCCCCAAGGGTTGTGGATCATGTAAAAGCCGTTTGCGGCCATCTTCACATGATGCCCGGCGAGGCTGATGACCGTGGCCATCGATGCGGCGATGCCTTCGATCTGGACGACGACATCGGCGGCGCGGCGTTTCAGGGAGTTGAAGATGGCGTTGCCGTCGAAGACCTCTCCGCCGGGGGAGTGAATTTTAAGCAGGATAGTGTGATCTGCCGGGATGCGCTGGAGGTCGGCAAGGAAGGACTTGGCGCTGACGCCAAAAGCGCCGATCTCGTCATAAATGGAGATTTCGGTTTGGCCGATGTCAGGTTTTTTAGCGAGGGCATACCAGGAGTTCACGCTGGTGGGGCGGTGTCAAAAGGGAGAGGGGCTAGGCAAGGGCGCGCCGGAGGATTTTGTCGGCGGGGAGATTGAGGGTGAGGCAGAGCTCGAGGAAGAAGCGGGAGTTGAAGAAGGCTTTGGCGGTGCGGTGGGAGTCGGCGATCTCGTTGTTTTTGTGGGGGGATTTGTAGGTGGCTTCGTTTTGGAGGTCTTTGAAGGCTTGCTCGATCATCGCGCACATGATGGCGACGAGGAAGTCGGGGTCAGGATCTCCAGGGGCGGAGGTGTTGCTGGATGTGGACTTCTCGGCGAGGAATTGGTGGGGGCGCTGGATCCGCTGCCGGAAGAGGCGGGCGTTTGAATTTTTCGCGGAGGGCATTGAGGAAGGCGATGTGATCTGGAGTTTGATTACTCTTCAGAAGGGGAAACGATGGGCGCATCTGGAGCGGCGAGTTCATTAGTAAGTGTGATGGGTGAACGGATTGGATTTTCTTGCCACTCGGCGAGGACGGCTTCGCCCATGCCGGGGAGGTTCATGGATTCGCGGACGGCTTGCTCTAACTCGCGGGAAGGAGTGATGACGCCTCCACGAACTCCGATTGCGATGGCATCGATTTTTTCTTTCATATTCTGCGAGTCCACGCCGGCGGGTTGTGAGGTGGAGGTTCCGCCGATGGTGTTGGCTGTGCTTTGGAAAACATCAGAAACATTCAGACCAAGGGCTTCGCATTTTTGTTTTCGGCGAATGTAGGTGGTCAAAATGGAATCTTCTTCCGCGAGGGCATCGAGGCCGTGGAGATTGGCGTAGCGCTCCCAGCTCATGTATCCGGAGTCGAGGAGCTGGGCGTAAAGCCTGCCATCTCTGCCATTATCGACCGTGATTTTTCTCGGGGCGATCCAGTCGCAGCGCCACCAGTCGTCGCCGGGGTAGGGGAGGCGACCGGATTGAATCTCGTGCCAGACCCAATACTTCCAGAAGGGACGGCAGAATTGATCGACGAGCATTTGCTGGAGTCTTTCCAAGAAGTTTTGCGCGACTTCGAGGATGCCTCGGAATTCGGTGCCTGCGGCTCCGGTGGTGAGCATCATGGCTTCGGGGGGCAGGCCGATGCCTCGGGCGATCTCGCCGAGGATGGTGGCGATGAAGGGCTCGAAGGCGCCGGTGGGGTGCTCGTTTTTGAAAGACTGAATGGCTTCGCCTGGCTTGAGCTTGGGGATGATGTTGCCGTTGTAAAGGGTCTCGGTGGAGATTTCTTGCTGGGGGTTGTCGCCGGAGGAGACGCTGCCGAGGCCGCCACCGAGTCGGACGGCTTCGTTGCTGGTGATGGCGTAGGCGATCTGGGCTCCGGCTTTGGCGCTGCCTTTTTCGTAAGCCAAATACTCTAGGAGATCGTGGCAATTGATGATGGCGTTGTGCATCCAGGAGATGCCGCGTGGGTAGCCGTGGCGGCGGATGTGCCGGAAGTGGAGCATGTCAGGGGCGGGGACATCCTGGAACTTTCCAGAGGCTCGGTCGGTGATGACGCGGTAGCTGACGGGGGCTCCGAAATTATCGAGGAGGACGCCATCGAAGGCGCGCTCGGAGGAGTCGGCGGTGGAGCCGACGGTCTCGCCGCCGAGGAATCGGACGCGGGCGGCTCCGTTGGAGGTGGTGAGGAGCTGGGCGAAGAAATCGCCATCGACGGCGACCTGGCGAAGGATGAGGGATTGGGCTCCGTAGAAATTGACTTGGGCGCTGGCATCGAAGGCCCAGGCTTCGGCGCAGGCGCGATCCTCGAAGGCGCGCTCGGCGAGGCGATTCCAGGCGGGGTCGTTGGTTTGGGCTTGGGGGACGATGCCGGTGCCGACGGCGCGCTGGGCCAAATGCTCGACGAGGTAGGAGGCGACGCCGAGATTATTGTAAAGCCAGCGGGATTTCTTGAGGAGGGTGAGGCGTGTTTGAGGTGGGGCTTCGCGCTTGGGCTCAAAGGTGTCGAGGACGATGAGGCCGCGCTGGCGGGAGAACTCTGCGGCTTCGAAGGCGGCGGCTTTCGGTGGGCGGCCTGCGCCTGGGCGGGGTCCGCCGCGATTTGATTTCTTTGAATTTGCTTTGATTTTCGAGGCCATGCCTCGAGGTGGGTGTCAAAGCGGGCTGGCGTAGAGGGAGCGGTCGATGATGCTGGCGAGTTGGCGGGGGGCGTTGCCTTCCTGGTAGACTTCCATGATGGCGGAGATCTTGAGCTCGCGAGGGAGGAGGCTGAGCTGGCCGCTCGAGGCGGTGCCGTCTCCGGAGATGCTGGTGATCGTCACATCATCGAGGCCGTTGGCGAGATCGGAGGCCATGGTGAGGAGCTCGGCTTTTGTTTTGCCGAGGGCTTTAAGGTAGGCTTTGAATCCGGCGAGGGCTTGGGCGTGTTGGTCCACGGCTGGGGGAGGGTGTCAAAGGGGCGGGTGACGGATCGGACGGATGGGACAGATCTATTTCAAGACCCACCAGGAGACGCCTTGGAGTTTGGTGCAGTCGCCGTAGTGGTCTTCGGCGACTTTTTTCCAGAAGAAGGGACTGAGGCGGGAGTTTTTGTTTTGGAGGAGTTGCTGGCCGGTCAGGCCGCCGATGAAGTCGGTGCCGGTGTCGGCGGGGAGGTGGAGGAGGGGGGGCATTTTTTTATTTACTCTCTCCAAGTAGAGCTCGGTCTTGGCGGTGAGATCCACATAGGTGACGAGGCGGAGGCTGGGGTAGCCATTGACGGCGGACTGGGTCCAGGTGCCGAAGCTGGCGGTGGAGCCTTTGGAGGGCATGTAGACGCCGGAGGACTTGGCGCAGACTGAATAGACGCGCTCGGCGGACCAGCCGGAATCGATGAGGCCGAAGCGGGGGGTGAAGATTTTTTCTCCGAACTGGTAGCGGCGGGCTGCGAGGAACTCGGGGCTGATCAAGTCCTCGATGGCGAGGACGGTGCCGTAGTCGATGAGCCAGCTCTCGCCGGATTGGATTCGGGCTTCGACGGTCCAGTGAGTCTGGCGTTCGCCGGGGTCGGCGCAGAGGGTGAGGACGACGGGCTCGCAGGGGAGCGTGGCGATGCGGTAGGTGGGATCGCGGAGGGCGAGGATGGCGTCTTCTTTGACCTGGGCGGCGCGGTTTTCCCAGGGGATGCCGAGAAAGTTGTTGTAAAAATCGTGGAGGCCGCCGGTGGTTTCTTTTTTCTGGAGGAAGATGCGGGCGAGGCTGCCCCAGGAAATCTGCGGTGAGTAGAGGGCGGAGATGTGGGCGGAGATGTGGTCGGAGGGGGCTTTGGGGTTTCCGGCGATCCACTGGCCTCGGCGGACGAGGTCGGTCTGGAGGGCTTGATTCCATGGGCTCTGGCAGGCGGAGCAGTGGTAGACGGTGTCGCGCTCGACGGCTTCGAGGTCCCACATGCCTGCGAGGTCGCGGTGGTGCTCGGGCCATTTGAGCTGCTCGAAGAGGAGGGGCTGGGCGTGGCCGCAATCGGGGCAAGTGAGGTGGAAACGGTGCTGGGATCCGGCGAGGTAGTGGGACCAGATGGCGCCGGTCTCGACGGTGGGGGTGGAGGTGAGGCAGGCCTTGGAGACTTTGCGGTAGAAATTCAGACGCGCCATGGCGAGCTCGAGGGCGGGGGCTTCGAGGGAGGAGTCGTCGGGCCACTTGTCGACCTCGTCGGCGAAGAGGTAGCGGATCGGGCGGGAGGCGAGGTTGCCTTCGGAGCAGGCTCCGACGAGCTTGAGGGTGCAAGACGCGAAGTGCATCTCGGTTTTTCGGAAGTCGTCGTCGTTGGAGGGGAGGAGGGGCTTGAGAGCGCGGCAGGCGCGGAGTCGCGGATGGAGCTCGCGCTCGGACCAGGACTTGGCGTTTTCGTTGGTGCTGGTCACATAGAGGATGGGGCCGGGGTCCTCGGAGATGGCCCACATGAGGCAGTTCGCAAGCCAGGTGGTGCCGCCGACTTGGGCGCTTTTTACAAAGGTGAGCTGACGGATTTTTGGATCAGAGAACCAGAGGTGGAGCTGCCGAAGGTATGGGGTGTAGTCGGCGTCGTAGCGGCCGGGGCGAGGGGAGAATCGTTTGTCGAGGGTGACATTTTCTTGTGCCCACTCGAGGGCGGTCGGCCGAAGGCTGGGTTGCCAGATGCGAGAGAGTTGCTCGCGAGCTGCGGGATCAAGAAGCGAGGGCATCGGGGTTGATCTGCTGGGCGGCGCGCTGGACCTCCTCGGCCTCAGCGCGGATCTTGGCGGCGATGTCGTCGGCGACTTGAGGGAGGAGAGAGAGGATGCGGTCAGGGAGGTTCGAAAGAGCGGCGGCGATGGCGGCGGAGTATTGCATGAGAACCTGGACGGCTTGCTTGCGGTTGACGACATCGCCGGAAGCAGCGCTGATGCCAGGGGCGTCTTTCTCGAGACGGCGAAGGGCCTCTGCGTGCTGGAGCCACATGCGGCGAAGCGACATTTCGGCGTCCAGGTCGCCGACGGACTTGGCCAACTCGGCGCGCTCGCGAAGGTCGGCGGTGGCCTCTTTCATTTTCCGGATCTGGTTTTCCAAAGTCAGGTCCTCATCCGACCACTCGCGTGGAATTGACGGAGCGGCCGGCGCGGCCGAGCCGACCGGGATCATTCCGGCAGCCGCGCGCTCGGCGAGAAATTGGTTCCAACGCGGATCCACCTGGTCGCGCCACTTCCGCACGGCGCGCGGAGTGACGCCGTGTCGCGCGGCGCACGCCTTCACCAGGTCCGCTTGTTCCCTTCCGTGTCGTTTCATGTGTTACGGAACGGAACGATGTCAAACGGAACGGATGCGGAACGGGTTCCTTGGTTCCGGTTCCGTATGGTTTCGGGTCCGCTCTCATAAAAGTAACGAGCGACTGGCAAACTGCAGAGAACGCACACCCAAAGAGATTCCTTTGCACTCTTGGAAAACGGAACCGAAACACAGGTGCGGAGGTCTCCGCCTTTAAGACATGACTGTCCCCATACCCACTATCACAAAAACCAAAAGACCTATGCCACCTATGCCACCTAGTCATCAGAGAGAATCCAAACAATGATGGAGAATGATTTGCAAATGATGGAAAAGACGGGGGTGCTGCGTGGGTGCGGGGGTCCAGTGCGAAATGATAAAAGGGGAAGGGGGTGTTGAGTGTTAAGGCTCGGAACATTGCGGACCCCTGCATGACCTATGCGGAAACAAAAAGGCCCGCCGTGTGGCGGGCCTTGATCTCTACTCGAGGACGGTGAGCGTGTAGACACGCTGCCGGTTCTTGCCGGACTGCCCCCATCGGACCACTCGTCCCGATGGCAGGCGGAACTTCTTACCGCCATACTGCTCGGCGAGGAGCCTGCCGAACTTCGAGTTGGCCCGAGCCGTGAGCACATATCGCCGAGGCCCGTCCTTCCCATCCCTCTCCTCCTTGCCCTCGAGCATCCATGTGAAAGCATTCACCTCCACGGCCGCCTCGACGACATCTTGGAAACAAAACTCCTGGTCGTCATCCACGCCCTTCGCCAGTTGAGCCACCAGAGCAGTCATGTCCGCGAGCTCAGAGTTCCCTGACTCCTCGACAGGTAGAGGCTCCATCGGATCACCGAAGCCGGCATGCTGCACCATTCCCCCAAAGACAGCGCACCAAGGTTCATACCCGCGCACGATCCGCGTTGGGCTAGGCCGACCGGCCGCATCCCAAGACCTCACGATCGACCACAGGCACGCGAGGAGTTGGGCGCGCGTCGAGGGTTTCTCAAGCCACTCATCCGAGAAAACCTTCTCGATCTTCCGCGCCTGAGGATCCGCCTCGTCAGTCAGCATTCGGCAATGCAGGAAGCGCCGAGCCACATCGGGCGTGACCTCGAGGTTGTTGCCGGTCAGGAAGACCGTGGCAATCTTCGGCACTGCAAACTTGGACTGTGTGTTCATCTTTCGCCCCGTCCAGGTCGCCGCCGTCAGGAACGCATTAAGGGTCGGGGATTTGAGGTAGCCATTGCAGTCATCGAACAAAATGTAAGGCGAGCCTGCCAGTGACTCAGTATCTAGAATCTTGCGCCAGTCCTCCTGGTTCTCCGGAAGCGGTTGCACATCGCATGTGCCGAGAGTCGAGATGATCGCCAACTGCGCCAGCAGCGTTTTGCCCGAGCCCACCGAGTTCGAGCTGAACATAAAGTTCATCCTGCGCGCCGTCGGCCTCAGCAGAGGCGCGGCAAACATCGCCAGCATCGCCGAGATCACGATCGCCTCATTGCGCGACTGCCCATCCGCCTTCCGATCCCCGAAAGGAAACTCCGCCACAAGAGCGCGCAAAACATTCCGCGCCTCCTCCAGCGGCATATCGGTCGCATACTCCACCCCCGAGTTTTGCGTGTAAGTCTGTGCCTCGTGGTCATAGCCATACTGCAGAAGCTCGATCCGCCCATCCTTCCGGCGCACCGGTTGCCGCACCGTCGCCACCCGCATCAGCTCACGCTGCCGCTCGAGGAATTGATCGCTCTCCAAGATCGTTGCTGCCGCCTCTACCGTGATCGTCTGGGGCTTCTTCTCAAAAACATTCGGCTTCGGCATCTCCCACTTGAAAGTCACCAGGTGCTCCTCGCAGTAAGTCCGAAACCGCCGCGCCGACATCTCCACCAGCCGCCCCTCAGGCGAGATCGTCATCGCCGAGCGCTGCCGCACGAAGACACCATTCTGCGACAAGATCCCCCCGATCTCCCGCGCCATCGTCGAGATCACCGGCACGATCTGCACCATCGGCATCTCCGGATTCTCTGACGCCGCCGCACCAGCCGCATCTCCACGATCCGGCACGATGCCGTATTCTGCCAGCTTCGAGCTGACCATATCTCCTATCTCACTCATGTTATTTTTTTATTCCTTGGTTTAAATTTCTCTCTCCAGCTCCACCGCCGCGTTCATCAGCCACTCGTCAAACCGCCCATAGTGCCGACACCCCGCCAACGCCCTCGCCACCGCCTCCCGATCCGCAAAGCCCCCCATCGCCACCCGACGACACTCCCCCCGCCAAAAAGCCAGCACATCCCTCCGAGGCAGCATCTCCGCGATCGTCAAAGCCGGAGCCGACGGCGCGAAATAAAGGAGCTTCTGCTCCTTCTCCCCCCGCCAGCAACCAGGCAGCCGCGTAAGACGCACCGCCGACAGCGCCCCCTGATCCGCCCCAGCCGCCACCAGCCCCAGCACCTCCCGCTTGATCTCATCCCACTCGCGCTTAGTGGCCGCATCCACGCGCACCAGCGCATGCACCGAGCGACCTCCAGAAGTCGTAATCGCCGCAATCCTCGGAACAACCCGAGCCAATGCACCCAGCCACAGCCTCACCGGAGCCTCATCTGATTCCAGCACCATCCAGCGCCAAGCCAGCACCGACTCCTCCGAGCGGCGGGACATCTTTCCCAGGCGAGGATTCGGCCGCAGCTTGCCATCCACCGGCTGAGCCAAAAACCAAACGCCATCCTTCCCAGAAGTCGGAATGCTCTGAGTCGGCCACACAGCCTGCCCCTGGCTTTTGTATTCCGAAAAAACAATCACCCGCTCGCCCGCCTCGGCATTGTAGAGCCGCGACAGAAACTCCCCCGCCTCCACCCCCGCCGGATCCACCTCCGACCGATTCGCCAACCAAGGCAAATCCACCGAAGCCGCAAAATCCCCCGCGATCCGCCGAAGCATCTCCGGCTCGTAAACCAAACGAGGGCGAGGCTTCGGCGGGAGCACCTGATCACGAGAAGCCGCCACCGAGCGCGAAGCCGAGCGATCACCCTCCCGCAGCAAATACCCATCCTCCCCAGGCCCATTCACTGCCGACCGCACCTTGTGCTCCAGTTCATGCGACGACCACTTCTCCGCATTCCCCTGATTCCAATTTTCCAAAATCCCCAGCGCCTCCGAAGGCGACAGCAAAAACCCCCTCACCAAAGCCCGAGCACAAAGAAGCGTGTGCGTATGTCCGCCAGCGCCAGACACCGCAGGCCCCATCTTCTGCAAATACCTCGCCGCCCGCTCGGCCACAGAAACTTTGTCCTTGCTCACAAAGCCCACCCGCTCCAGATTCCCAGCCGTTGCACACCGGCAACCCCAAGATTTTTTGTGGGAGCCGTGTGGGAGTCTCCCGCAAGTGCTTCAAATACAAGACAAAACCTTGCCTCGTGGTGTAACGGTAGGGAATTCCCTTCCACGCAAACCCCTGCAAAACAACGCTCCCCCACTTTATCCCACACGATTTTTGTGGATGCGTGTGGGAGCATGTGGGAGTCTGTGGCCATGGCGTTTTTACGGCAGACACCCAAGTCCTCGTTCTGGATCCTCAAATACCGCGACCTCGATACCGGCCGGTGGCGCGAGGAATCCACCAGATGCCGCATCGATGACCCCAAGGAGACGCGCAAAGCGCAGCGCATGGCGGAAGCCGCGGCACGCCGCGAGGCCCAGCTCGCGCCACGCCACCAGGGAGATTTCATCGAGTGGGCGCCACCATACTTGACGGCACATTTTTCAAACGCGCACTCAAAGAAACGATACGAGCTGGCCTGGTCCCGCTGCGTCGAGTGGATGCGATTGGGCAATCTCAGGCACCCCGCCGACATCCGATACGAGCATGCCAGCCAGTTCATGGATTGGCGCAAAGACCAAGGTGCCTCGCACAATACCGCACGGCTCGAGCTGAAGCTCTTCTCTTTCGTCATGCAGGAGGCGCTCCGCCGCGAGCTTTGCACCAAGAACCCCCTTGCGCTCGCCAAGATCCCCCGCACTCCGCCGAAGCCGAAAAAAGAACTATCGACCAAGGACTTTGCCGCCGCCCGCGCCGCCTTCGCCGATCGAGCCGATTGGATGCTCACCGTCTTCGAGATCTGCGCGCATCTCGGCTGCCGGTTTAGCGAGGCCGAGTTCGGCCGCGACGATGTCGATTTTAAGGAGAAAGTCATCTGGCTCATCGATTCAAAACGCAAAGACGGCGACCCTCGGAAGCGCTACGCCGTGCCCATGCCAGACGGCCTCGCCCAGCACCTGGAGCAGGTTTTTAAAAAAAGCGACCGCACCAGTGGACCCCTCACCGGCGACCAGAACCGCGTCTTTAATTCCATCCTCAAACCCGCCACCGGCGCCACCAGCCACAGCCTCCGCGTATCGTTCGTGACTCGTTGTCATCGCGCCGGTCTCAGCGAATCCCAAGCGATGAGGTTGGTGAACCACTCCACGCGCCTGGTTCACGCCGTTTATTCGAAGCTGAACCTGTCGGATGCTCATTCTGCGGCAGCCTTGGTGCCCCCGCCTGGTGCGCTATAAAGTCCCGCACCCATCGCACCGTCGTCTTCCGGCCAAAAAACGGACACCCCTTTTGTTTTAGAAAAGCAATCTCGTTCTTTGAAAGCCCGATGACATCCGCCATGTCGCATGGGAAAGCCAATTTGTCTGGATCATATTCCGCGATCATTTCTCAATCCTTTCTTGGTAATTTTTCAAAACCTCCCGCGTGTATTCGCTATTCGGCGACAGCAGGGCCACGGCCAACTCGGCCGCCTGCTCGCGCCACTCCTTGATCTCCACCGATTGCTCCAGCAGCCGGGCACCGGCCTCGAGGATCGCCGCCGAGGCCACGCCATCCCCGCTCACGATCTCGCCCGCCAGGGCGTGCATCGCCGCCGACAAAATATGCGTCTCTGTTTTTCTCATTCTCTGTGTCCTCTGTGTTCTCCGTGGTTAAAGCGGAGGGTGGGGGAAAGGAGCCCAATGCAGGACCTCCTCCTCGATCTTGTCCGCCGAGACGAACCTCCAGACGCGGCCATCCAGGAACCCCGTCCACACTTCGCCGCCCTCGAGGTGCAGCAGCACCGTCTCCTCATCATCCGGAAGCTCATCCGCCACCGCCCTCCAGAAGAGTTGCCGAAAAAACCTCGGCTCCCTCTCCGTGCCCTCTGAGTCCTCTGTGGTTGAAGTCTTCATTGCTCTTCCCCTCCGAGTTGAATCAGCGTCGTCGATGCCGCGCGGTGCGCTCCCGCCATGTCCGCCAGCAGGCTTTTCACCTTCGCCAGGCGGCGAGGCTCCCACTGAACGGGGAAGCCATCGTCCTCCGCCCGCTTCACCCACCGGAGGAAATCCATGTGGATCGCCTCGAGCGTGAGGATGCCCGTCGTGCCTGCCGAGCCCGTGCCACCCCGCGTCGATTCCTCCCGCACGATCTCCCCCGCCTTGATCGATTTCTTGAGTTCGCTTGGCGAGAGACCCTCCTCCTCGGCGATTCTCAGCCAACGCTGAGCCGTGTCCTGCCATTCTTGTCTTGCCCGGCTCAGGCCATCATCCGGCAGCGACTTCGAGAGCGCCAGGTGGTGCTCATCGGAGAGAGCCTCGCTCCGCGCGCCCTCGAGGGCCTCCAGAGCCTCCGCAGCGCGCAGGTCCTTAAACTCCATCTGGAGCGACTTCTCGGCCGACTCCACGATCTCATCGCCGAATTGCCTGCGGCCTTCCATGCGCCAATCCGCCATCCACCGCAGCGAGGAGCCGCGCGCGGCGTGGACATAGCGCCCGATCTGCTCCCATTCCTCTTGGATGGGGGTGCGGGTAAATACAAGAGCCCCGCGTGAAAATGTGCAGAGCCCTTCCGGTAGTGTCAGGGTGTTTGTGGTGTTCATGATTCTATCGTTTCTCCCAGGCTTTGAGTTGTGCATGCCGGAAGGTCTGCCTGGAGCTTTCGGCCTTCCGGAATTTGAAGACGCCCAGCCGGATCTTGTCGGCCCACTGGGTCGTGTAGTGGCTCACGAGGGCGCGGGTGCAATCGATCTGGCGAGCGATCTCGGCCTGGCTGTGAATGCTGTTCGCCTCATCCAGGCCGGCCGCGAAGATCAGCCCATAGACTTTGGCGCGGATGTTTTTGCAGGGCCTTGTAAATTCTGAGAGCACCTTGGAAAGGATTTGGGCCACTTCCCAATCCACGCTCTCCGAGAGGGCGGCATCCTTGTAGTCTTTGATCCGGCGGGCGAGGGCTGGGCCGACGCCCATTTCCTCGCAGATGAGATCCACCTCGGTGTCGATCTCGCTCATGTCGTCGTAGTAGTGGGGCTCGCGTATCATTGCATGCTTTGGCGGATGAGTTCGTGGGCTTTGGCTCGCAATTCCTCGGAGCGGCGCAGCAGCGCGATCGCTTTCTGCTCGAGGCGGATTTTTTGCGGGTCTTTGGAATATGGCGCCAAGCGCGGGGAGGGTTTGGGTGTCATAGGGTGGCGAGCTCGGCGCGGATCTTGGCGAACGCCTCAGCGGCCTCCGCTTGGGTGAGCCGGGGGCCTTGGGTGCGCATCCGGTGAGGTTTCGGGGCGGGGGGTGTTGGCTTCGCCAGGAGTTTTTGGGCGGTGGCCAAAAGCTGGGTGGCCGTGGCGAGGAGTTGAGCGGCGGTTTTTTCGTGATTCATAGGTGGGTTAGGGTTTGGAAGGTGAAATGGCGGCGCATTGCCAGAGGAGTTCCACGGTGGCGAGTTGGCAGTGGTTGAAGCACTCGTGGCACACCGGCCCGAGGTCCGGATCCAGCAGCTTCGAGACACGCGCCTCGCCCACCGCAGCGCAGACCAGGCAAAGGCAGCCGACTTGGTCTTCGGAGAGTTCGATGCTATTCATCGAAGTCCTCCCATTCCGCCCACCGCTGGCGCTTCTCGCGCATGCGCTGGATGCGGTCATACATATTTCGCTGCCCGAGCTGGTAGCACGCGAAGCAGGAACCAAAGGCGATAAAGCCCAACAACACAGCTTCCCAGGCACTCATTTCGCGGCCTCCTGTTTTTTGATAGCAGCCGCTAAAATCTTCGCCTTGGTTTTATAGCCTCGAAGGATGCATTCTTCGTGTGCGACTTTTAGAGTCCACAGACATGGCTGATGTTTTACCGCCTTCTGTAACTTGATTTGTGTCCTTAGATCATCGACGGAGTTATGAACCAGTCGGTCCACATCCTCGCCATTTACAATGATTGCAGATTGTCGAGGCATTCTGAAAAAATTGCTTTTTAAACCCTCAGTGCGCTCTGTGTCCTCTGTGGTTGATCTGATCATTTCGCTAACCTCCTGGTCATTGCCGCCAGCACCACAGGCACGGCGAGGAGTTGGATAAATTCGATGCCGTAGCCGAGGCATCGAAGGATGGTTTCATGGGTCTCACTCATTTTATTTTTTGGGTTAAGCGGGGGTGGAATATTGTTGTTCGGCGCGGGCTTTTTCCGCATCGCGGGCAATGAGGTTTTGGATGTAGCTCGATAGGCTGCGATGCTCTTGTTTACTGCGTTCCAGGGCATCTCGAAGAAGTTGGCGCGGCATCGAGACCGTTCGTTTCTCCGTCTTTTTTTTCAATGCATTCTTCATACTTGTGACGCGGAAAGTATGAAGATTGGTGAATGGGGTCAAGACCTTATTTTCATATTTTGTTGTTTTTTTTCATACTCAGTATGAAAGTTGATTCAGACATGAGTGAGACACCCAAAAAGAAACTGTGCGAGCGACGGACGATTTCCTTCGATGGCGATCTGTATGCGCTCGCGCTCCAGAGAATGAAGCAAGAGGGGGAGACGATGTTTTCGCGCTATGTGCAGAGCCTCGTGCGCAAAGACACCGCCAGGCTCCGCGCCGAGGCTTTAGCCAACGAGATTCCGGCAGTTCAAGAAATGGAGATTGCCTTGGTCGCCGAGGACACCCCACAATACGGGAATAAAGGAAACGAAATTGCGCCGCCTGCCCGACGCTCCTCAGTTTCTTACACCCCGAAAAGAATTAAACCAACCAAATGAAAATATTTTTTTCCACGCTAGCCGCGCTTTTAATAGCCGCCAGCTTGGACCTTGTTTAGAGCCGCTAGGAGGGCGGCGTGGGCGGCGGGGGAGCAGTCGTCTTTGCGGCCGGGGGAGACATCGGCGTGGCGCAATATGTTGGCGAGGGGGATGTGGTGCTCGCGCATGATGGGCAAGAGGTATTCCACAGCGGAGAGGAGGGCGTCTTCGCTCAAGGGCGTTTGGTAAGTGTCGCCTTCCCATGCCATGCCGATGGAGAAGCTGTTGACATCTTTTCGGCCTTGCCAGCTTGAGACTCCGGCGTGCCAGGTTCGCTGGGTGGGGAGGGCGAGGGCGGTTCGTTTGCCGGTGAGGGCGATGATGCAGTGGTAGCTGACTTTGCTGGCGGGCTCGATGCACCACGAGACGGATCCGGCGTAGGCTCCGCTCGTGTGGTGCAAAATCACATGGGTGGGCTTG